ACCATAACAGTAGTGCTTGCCAGCGATCGACACGCCCTGGGCGTCGGCGATCCGTTTGAAGTGGTCCCCAAGCTCTGGGCAATGAGCGAACTGGTTATTGTTGCATCGTCCACGGTTGAACGCCTTGTTGGTGCCATTCAGACCAGGGAAACTCCTGGTCGCCAGCATCTCCGCGAAACGCGGCTTGTTGCCCAGGGCCAGCAATTCCTCATATCTGGCCTGGATCTCCGGATCATCGCTGATCCTGTCGGGCAACGAATCAAGGAGATCCATGACCTTGCGGTCAAAAATCTGAATCAGGCTCGGGGCTGGGTCGTTCAGCATGGATCAGATTGGCTTGGCGCCTCGGCTTGTCTCAAGACTGGTTCCCAGTTTTGGAGAGCCAGGCGCTTCCTTGGCACCCTCCCTGGTGTCAGCCACAGGGTTAGACTGCATGCTGTCGCCTGAGCACGGGCCGCATCCCTCGTGGACCGGGCCGCCAGCCTTCTGGATAGACTCGCCGCCAATGTGGGTGTTCTTGAAGTGCTCACGAATTCCCTTGGACACTGGATCACCTGACCCTTCTTTGGTTTGGTGCCGGACCCTAAGATGTTGTTCAGGGCAACCCGGTGGTAGGACCGTTTCCGGGTCCGGCATTGGTCACTCGTCGCGGTTCGGGGAAGCCTTTGGCGTCTCCTTCTCTGGAGGCGCGTTTGCGTACAGGGCTCGCTGCTGAGCCTCAGCTTTCTTGAGAGATTGCACCTGGTGGCTGAATCCAGTCGGATGGTACTTCGACACAACCTTATATCCGCCATTGGGTTGCTTCTGGATCTTGTACGGCATGACTCAGCCCTTATTCTTGGTTCGCTTCATCAAGGCCTCGTTGGCCTCATTGAAACGGTCCTTGCCGGGCGCTGCCGGATTCGGTGCCAGCGCGGGCGCCGTGTTCGGATTGTCGTAGGTGCCAGCGGACTCGTTCGGCCCCATCTGGCCCTTGGGGTTATTCTGGGCGTCCCCTTTTCCGTCGAAGGGGCTGGGCCACTTGCCGTTAATCTTGCTTCCGGCTCGACGGATAGGCGTGTCAGCCATGGGTTCACCTCTGGTCAGCGAGTGTAAGTGCCGCCTTCTCCAGGTTACCCTGGGGGAGTCCCGGCGGCAAGGTGCTCCCATCGCGCGGTTTTACGAGAAGGTGACTCCGGTCACTGTCGGGGTCGTCGGCACCGCGGTCGGTGGCGGCGTCGGGTCGGTGGCGGTCACCGTATTGGAAGGCGCCGAGTCTCCAACCGAGTTGGTGTCCACAAGGTAAAACGAGACGACGTCGCCCGGAGAACTCGGGATCGAGTCGGTTATCGCCGAGGCCGGCAGCGTGTTGGTGGTCAAAACAGGCGTTGTCGCGCCAGCAGGGATCACGCTCCAGTAGGACGTCCTGGATGAGACGGCGTCAGACGGGACAACAGCAGAGAAAGTCGCGAGTGCGGTAGCCATGGTATGGTGAAACTCCTTGCGATGGCGAATTCTGATATCGAAGACTCTGGGTGACCTGGGTACGTGCTTCGGATGATGATTCATTATAGCCTCAGCGGCCCGCTACACTAATGGATCGCTTCAGGAATCCAGAGGTTTCTCCCTCTATGAAAAATGCCCCCACCGTGACCAAGCCTGGCTCCTCAATCGTAAGGCACAGCGAACCATCCGGCCAGCGAGTCTGGCGGATCGTCCGGGGCCATACAATCCATGTCGCGTCGAGACTCTGCCTGCGAGATCCCAGGACAGAGACCGTTACGAAAGCGAGCGGCCGGATCGTCTTATTGCCAATCATGTTCACGTTGACGTAGAGCTCTACGTCGCCCTGAAAATGGTCTCCCCGATGCTTCGGGCTCGGTAGCCCAGTGGCGCTGCCGGCAACAAGCATCAATAGTGCGGCGATCGAAGACTGATGCAGACGGGAGTTTGCATCAGACTCGATCGCCGCTACCATCCGTGATGCCGCAATGACCAGGTTTTCAATCGCTTTCACAAGGCTCACGATATGGTTCCGGTGAACGTCCCCGCCATCGTGTAGGTTACAGGGGTTGGCGACGGATTCGGTGGAACCGGATTCGGTGGAACCGGATTCGGTGGAACCGGAGTCGGTGGAACCTGGTTAGGCGTCGTAGGATTCCGAAGCCACGCCTCGCCGCAGATCGCCAGAAGGCTCGGCTGGTCGATCACGCCTATAGTGTTCCAGGTAAAGAGCAGGTACGCACGCTCGGTCAGATTTGCTCCAGACGGGGGAGCGACATTCAGGAACCCAAAACATTCGGCGACCGTCCCGAATCCCCACAGGGCAACCGAGTGATCCTCGTTGTTGTCGTTGCGGAATCCCGTCGCGAACCAGCCATTACTGCTACCCACCACGCCCTGAAGCTGATTAGCCGCGATGCCGATCTTGATCGGACCAGTGAAGATGGCCGAGCTCAGGACCGCGTCATTAGTCCAGTCGACCGAATTGTAGGGGCCGTCTTTGTAAGTCACGCCATTGACGGTGATCCCGACCGAGATCATGGCGTCCATCACATCCGTCAGGTTCGCCCCGTTCAAGAACCCATTCTGCCGCGCCCATTGAATGAGTACGTTGTCCGGAATGAGCAGTTCCGGTAAGCCGGCCATGACGCTCCACATGGCCTTCGACGCCGCCTCCTCGGCGGACACGCAGTCGCCATACGTGTCATTGCCCCACATCTGGAGCACTGGCGGAACGACAGCGAACGAAGACGGGACATTGGCCCCGATGACGTGCGGACTAGCAGCGGCAAGCTTGTGCCTTGGTGAAGGGTAGGCCCCCGTAGGCTTGCGGTGAAGGGCGGGATAATTCGTAACGCTCATGTTTCTCCTTCTCTGTATGCCTTCGGTAAATACCTGTGAATCTCGGAAATCCAGAAATCTCTAACCACGCCGTGCGGCTCACTCTCCAGTTCCGCCAGGGCGGCCAGCAACTTGGGCCGAAGCGTGCCATAGACCGGGTCACCCATGGGGTGTCGCGCTATGTGCCACAGCCGCTCGCACACCACGAGCAACTCGGCCGTACTCATGGATTCGTGATCGATCCTTCGGTAGGGATCGATATGAGGCGAATGGAGCGGAGTGGCATCGCGGCCAGACCGATTGTCGTGCTCCATGTGATATGCCACGACACCACCCCTAGTCTCTAGCCCATGCATCAATCACTACCGAAACAATGACCACCAGGACGACCAGGCCGACTACCAGCATCAAGGAGCAGGCGTGGGAGTCGGAGCAGGCGTCGGATAAAACTGCTGGAGAAGCGCGAGAACCAGCGCGAGGATCTGCTCGATCTGCGTAATGTTGAAACCAGTCGCCTCAAGCTTCCCGGAAAGCTCGGTAAGCGCGGGCTTGTGTGCATCCGGGGCACTAGCGATAACTTGACTCACGGGAATCTCTCCTTGCACCAAGACTTGCGATCCGACAGAAAGATTGAACTCGGCCATGATTATACCTCATCCGAGTTGCGGCTGGCCTGAAGCTGGCGAAACTTGGACTCCGCCCTCGCCCTGCGTAGGAGTCGACGGAGCGGCAGCAGGCAGCATACTCGGTGGAGGAGCCACTGTCATCTGGTATCTGTTCGGATCCAGATCACGGCTCTTGCAGTAATCCGAGACCAGGTTGTTGAGCGGCTGCAAGTCTTGTGTAAGCTGCGCATACTCCTGGAATACCGGCAACAAGACCTGCATTGCGTCGGTCATCTGGTTGACCTGGTACTCCTTGTTCGGCTTCCGGGTTGATCCGGCCTCGATTCGATACTCGAGCGCATGGAATGCTTCGGTCGTGTTTGACGTAAATACGTACTGGTCCCACGCCTGGGCGGCCAGCGGGCCAAGCCACATCGCTACATCCTGGCCATGGAGCAGATACCGGGCACAAAAAGCTTCCTTGCACGCGACTTCAGACTGCCAGGCTTCCACTTGCTGGCCCATGTCATCCGGCCGGATACCGGCCATCGTGTTCTTGATGTTGCTCTCGGCGGCCGACCGCGGCTGAGTATCAGGCTTGTCGCCGTACAGGGTCTCGCTCAGCCCGACCCGCTTGTCGAACGCCTTGTTTACAGCGTCAAGGTACATCCAAATGTCACCGTTGACCTCGGGGTGCTGAAGAAACTGGATGCAGTCAGAGATAGCTCCGTGGTCGTGCTCAAGCTCGATCAGCGTCAGGTCTCGTCCCTCGATGATAGCGGACTTGACTTCCTCGGGGAGAGACTTCTGGACAGCAACGAAGTCGCGACTCGCATTTCGCAGATGGCATGCCATGAAAGAATAGACCCAATTGAGGAATCGCATTTCCCCTCGAGCAGCGAGCAGCGGTGCAAAAGGCCAAGGGCTGTCAGGTACCTTATGCCAATCGATAGGGGTACAGGGCCATCCTCCATTGGATTCCTCTCCTATCTCGTAGAAAGGGATGGGCCACTGGGCTGCCCGGAGCATATCCTCGGTGCGGTCGTCGTCATTCACCAGGTCGGGCGGAAGGTTCAACGGGAAACGGGCGCTGTTACAGACGACAAGGTAGACGAAGTCCCCGAAGATTTCGTCGAGAGGCTTTCGCATGTTGTAGTTGGAACCGACCGTCCGACCCATGCCCATCTTGGACCAGATCTGGTGGAATACAACGAGATCCCCTGTAATGCCGCGAGCACGGCGATCCGACATATCCGGATCGACCGTAAGATCCGCCTGGATCGCCATGGATTCCAGATTACCTTTGAGGCTTCCAGGCCTAAGTCCGTAGTCTCGCTCGACTTGCCACGTAGGCTGAACGCATCGCCGGCTGATCCATTTGGCATCCTTGAAGCTCCTGGCGTCAGGATCTATCAGCAAGTGGTCGATCGAGTCAAAGCGGCTGGTCACCGCACGGTACGCGCCAGATGGCGGCTCCACCAGTTCGGTCCAGAGCAATCCGCATCCCTTGACCAGAGCCTCGTCTATGGCTTGCCGTGACTCGATGTCGAGGTGGTATCGGCTGGGCGTCTGGTTCAGGTAGGCTTCCAGCAGAATCGCGCGTATTCCATCGAAAGCCACTCGTTGCTGCTCTTGTAAAGCAAGCTGCTGAAACTGCATCGGGTCGGAGAAGAACTGTCCAGGCACTTGCACTGGAGCACGAGGTTTGACGGATCGAACAGGATTGTTGTAGTACAGATTCGGCCCGAATATTGTGACATATTCGTATGCCTTGTTGACGTGCATCTTGAAGCTAAGGTCAGGCATGCGATCGCCTGGACCCATGTACTGCGAGCCCATCATCTCGTCCCAGGACTTGGGACCGAGAAAGAAGCTCTGGCACTCCCTGGCGTAACGGCCAAACGTCTCTTGCTTGTAGCGATTGCCCCGCTCAAGCTGTCTCTGCCAGTTGGACGTGACAGTGCTCAGGACGGGGTGAATCTCGGACGGGCCGTAGAAATCGCCGGGCATCAGTCAGGCCTCTTGAATACCTTTGCGTTCTCGCTCTCCAGAAATTGGACGCGAGAGATCAGGTCCTTGATCTCCGCGGCCTGGGAGTGCACGAGAGCATCCACCTCGGATAGTTCCCAGACTCCACCAGGATTGAAGACGACCATCTCCTTGAGGCTGGGGTCATCAACGTGCTTGACGCCCTCCTGGAATTGCTGGAGTCCTCCGTAGCCGACCGGAAGCACAACCAGATTGAGCGAGTCTCGGTCCTGCTGGACCACTAGAGCAGTGTACCAGCGGCCGCCGGTTTTGTCGTGATGCCTCCACCTTACAACCCGGGTGAGCGGTTGCGGCATCTTCCAAGGGGTCGGCGGAGCCTCGGGCTGAGAATTGAACGGATTGATCGGCGTCAATACTGGCATGAATTACCCCAATCTGATTGAATCACCCCATCCATTTGCTTTCGCTTTGGCCTTCTTTTTCTCGAGGATCCGCTTGGTGGTCCACGACTGGTGCGTGGTCGCCTGCCGCGGGTTCGGCTGAAACTTCAGATTCATGAGGGCCAGGTAGCGAAAGCAATCCATGAGGTGATTGTGGACGTTGGACCGCGAGTTCTCATCGACGACTATACCCGTCTTGCTGATCCGCTTGTTCACGTAGCGGCTGATTTCGTAGCAGAAGTTCGGCAGCTTCTCCACCATGAACAGCCAGGCCGGTACGCCATTCTCGATGTGCAGTTTCGTCTTGGCGGCGAGGATGCCGGCCGCCACATCCGAGTTGGCCCACCGGAATCCTCCGAATCCGTTGGCGTCCAGGTTCTCGCCCCGGAAAGCCGTGGCGTACTGCTCCTCAATGGTGAGACCAGATCCAGTCTCATGCTTGTTCCCTTCGTGGCTGTCGATCACCCAGTTTCGGACCCAAGTGTTCCCCAGCTTGCGCCGCATCTCCTTGGCGAACAACTGGGCATTCGCTTTCTTCAAATAGATCTCATCGTAGACAACCGGCTGGACGTGATCGGGGAGATGGCCGGGCGGCGTGGCGATGAACAGGCACGCGGCGACCTGTCGACCAGGGTCGATAGCCAGGGATCGCATCCAGTCGTCCCCGATCGGGAAGCTGTTCACCCTGTGAGGGCCGCGCGTCCCAAACTCAGGGTAAACCCTTAGGCCGCTCGTGGCGAACTGGCCCTCGACTCGAACAGAGTATTCGTCCTCGTCGCTGGCGAAGTCCGCCTTGAAGTCGGCTTTCTCTTGCTCTCCTATCCAGGGATTCAAGTCGATTGTCATGAAGTGCTCGGCCACGCGAGGGTTTGGAAGACCCTTCTCCTTGGATGCCTGTTCGGACAGGTCGATCAATTCTCCGCAACCTACCTGGGGAGTGGCCGACCACAGGAATCGCCCACCACGGTCGACGAGACGTGGCTTCATCTCTTTTAACCACAACGAGTTCGGGATTTCCTCGTCGAACAGAACGCCATCCACGTCGATACCCTGGGGAGGGGACGCTAGAGCAGAGAAGAACATCAACTCCCAGCCGGTCTTGCGCAGATAGATCGTGCTCGGCACCTCTTCCCGCTTATCCTCCCAGGCGATGTCGGCCGGCGAATAGGACGAGTAAGGGATCAGCGGCGGAGCATCCTCGGACTCCCTCTTTCGGTCCAAGTCCTTGACCGGATCGTAGGTACGCCAATCGCCGGTCTCAAGATCCCGGATGATCTTGAATGCACCTGGCTTGAACATTTTGCGGTAGATGACCTTGGCGCAGTGCCTGAGGTCTCTTCCCACGATCACGAGCCGACCACTCTTGGGCCATTTCTCGTAAGGGTCACAGTTCTCGACAGCGCGGGCGAGTTCCACCGCGGCACAGAGAGTCTTTCCGGCCCGGTTAGAGCCGCGCACGATCCGAAACTTGGTCCAGTCGGCGTGAAAGGCGTCTTGCTCCGGAGTGGGGTGGTACAGCCTCAATGCGGACTTGGCTCTCCTGGCTTTCTCGGCCAAGACCAGGATCAGGTCACGCCGCTCGCGGGACGTGAGCACCATCGCCGGATCGACCGGACCTACTTTGGGGAGCAAGCCGGGGAGCGCCGCGGCGATCCGGTCATCGAACGTATCCGGAGCACCACGCTTTGATCGCCTCTTCGGAACGGATGATTCAAGATCATCCAGGATCTTGTCCTTTATTCTCGGCGGGTTCATCCTTGGCTTCCGCACCCGGTTCATTTGCTTGGCCAGCGCCTCCTGCTCCGCCTGCTTGGCCAGCATCTCCATCGGACTCATCGGTCTTGACATGGGTTTGAACCTTCTCGAAATAGCTGCTGGCTATTCTGTCAAGCTCGTCATCCGAAAGCTCGGACGGATCGAACTCTTGCGCAAGCTCTCGCTGGGTTGTGCTCGTCACCAATGTTACGATCATGGACATAATCTTCTGCTGAACCATCGGCGACTGAGTGTTTTCGTATAGTTCCCGAATTTTTTTTGACAGAACAGTAGGCCCATCAAAGGCTTGCATCAATTCCGCAAGAAAACTCGATTGGTCCAGGCTAACATTAGTATCGAGTGCCTTGCGTAGCTTTTTCGCGAGGATGCGACCGCGGGCACTTTTCTGTGGTGGCACCGTAAACCTCCTTCACTTCACACATTATGGAGTTCGCATCGCAATGCCGCAATACACCGGCCAGTGGT